ACTGATCTTACGTTTCATTTCATCACTCATAGCACCACGCTTTTTGCCTTTTAATCCATTATCATAACTGTAATTAATATTACGATTAGCCAATTTGTCATTTCTCTCCTTGTACTTAAGTGTACCACTGTCAATACCATACTTGTCAACAAACCACTCCAAAGTATAACGTCCTACAGCACGATCACGTTGCCTTTCTTTAGCCTCATCACTATGCTTTTTACCGTGCATAGGATTTTTAGCTCCTAGATTAATATCAGATAGTAACTGACGAGTTTCTTCTTTATCAGGATTATGTGTAAAATTATCGCCTCCACTTGCGGTTGGGGTAATATTATAACCTATATCACGCATATAGGGTTTAAACATATCTAAATAAAATTGTTCTCGTTTAAACAATTCACATTCTATTACATTTTCTAATATAATAAATTCAAAACTGTTTTCCCCGTAAAAATCCCAAGCGTGTTGTAATTTAGGATTCTTATGTTTATTCTTTTTTAAATCATTTTTATGTTCCCACCAACGACGATCAATATCTTTAGCAGAACCAATATAAAACTTGCCATTCTTAACATTTGTAATTTTGTATATACCACTTTTCATATAATATAAGTATATACAAGTTCTATGGTAATGTCAATTATTTTTTATTAGTGCAAGAAAAAACCCCAACTTTCGTTGGGGTTTTTGAGTTATTTTATTTCTACTAAGTATTATACGGTATCGAGATCGCCGATAATAACTTTTCCATAGAACTCTGGGCGCACTACCTTCTTAGCGTAGCGGGTCATTACACCTCTACGTGGAGTGAAGTTCACTGGATCATAGACCAATGGAGTTTGGATTAGTGGGATATATGGAGCATATACAGCACCGGTTTCTAGGAAGTTGTTTCCACGGAAACCAACCAATACAACGTTATCGGTCATATATGGGTTCTTGTAAACTTGGAAGCGAGAAGCAAAGCTACCAACGCGGCTTACGCCCATTGCGAACTTAGCTTGATCACCGTCGGTGTTTACTACATATCCTGGAATTGATTCTAGGATAGTTGCTACGTCTGGACTTACGACCAAGAAGTTAGCACCACCACGTAGGGTCAATTTTTGGATTGTGTTAGATACCTTTTGAATCTTGTTTCCAAGAGTTTGGAACCAAGTGCTCTTTACGTAAGCAGTACGGTTTGGTGAACTGTTTGCATTACGTGTGAAGATTGCTTCACCAGTAGTTGCATTAATGCTCTTGCTGAATTCAACACCGATTTGGGCGGACCAAGCTTCGGTTGTTTGACCTTCAACAGCTTCGTTCAACATGTCTAGGATTTCGAGGTCGATTTCCATAGATACATATTCGCTCAATAGAGCAGTAAGTTCTGCTTCTGCATCAATGGAGTGATATGCGTTCAAGTCTTGAGCCAATTCTGGGGTCCAGACTGCCTTCAACTTACGGGTCTTAGCAACGATTGGTTCGCTGTTTAGTACCAAGTTAACTTCTGGGATACTGATATCAGTATCGATGCTTTGTGTAGGAACGTTACCAGCGGTACCGGAACCTTCACCTGGGGTCTTACCAGCTTCGAAGTCACCACGTAGGTTATCGGTAGGTTGTAGACTATAGATCAACTTAACAGCTGTTCCTGTACCAGCGAATGCGCTGTTAGAAGCGGAAACGATGTATACTGATTGATAGAATGGATCACCCAAACTACCAGTGTTGATTGCCTTGCTATAGGTATTCAATACCAAACCACTACTTCTTAGAGAAAGTGGAGCGGTTGAACCAGAGATCAAGTTGAATGAACGTACTGCGTTCAAATCAGCATTGTATACATATCCGTTTGCAGCAATACCAGAGGTATTGTCGTCGTGGTTCAAAATAACTTTGAACAACTTCTTAGCCACAACTGATGCGCTTAAATCAGCATCAAATTGAACGTCGTTCCATGATGCTGTTTGAATTGTGTTACCGTTGTTTGTTGAACCAGCGATCTTTGTCAAAGTAATAGCGGAGCTACTTACTGGACGAACTGAATAAGCATAAGCACCTTGACCATATAGACCACGTACTGCGCTATCAGTTGAACCCAACTTCTTGCCTGTACCACCGAACAAACTGTCGTTCAATTGCTTACCTGCACGGGTAGTCTTGGAACTACCGTTGTTCAAGTTACGCAAGTCTTGACCTGGAGCGGTTGTACCATACTTGAAGTCTAGATAGAAAATTAGACCAGATGGTAGGTTCATTGGTTGAACGCTTACGAATTCCTTCGCAGCGATTTCAGCGAACACACGACGAACCAATGGAAGAGCTACGCCAGCCCATTGTTCAGAACTGGTAGAAGTACCAGTTGTGGTTGCTTCATCAAGCAATTGCTTTGCTTGGTTTTCCAATAGGATTGACATGTGTGCCTTTTCGACACCAGCGCAACCTTCTAGGAGGCCTGTCTTTTCCCACTTGTTTTGTAGTCCACGTGTTTCAGCCATCAATTTGGCTTGTGGATTCATATTGTTTGTCAATAGACTTTTTACATCCATACTCATATTTTTATTTCTTTCTATATTAATTACTGTTAGGTTTTTACTCGCAAACTAATTTTACTTCTTGATTCCTGCGAGTTTTTGGAATCTTGAAGTCATCACATCAGCTTGAGGTTCTACAATGGTAGAAGCAGGCTTTGTTGATGATACTGGTTTGCTTGCCAAACCTTCGGTGATAGTTTGAGCAGTTGTATTGGTCTTTTTCTTGACAACTGATGCACCGGAATTAATTGATTCGGCCAAAACTGTATATGCCAACTTGACTTCACGAATATTCTTGGTCAAGTCGAAAGTGTTGATGATCTTAAGTTTTTGATCTTCGGTCAAACTCTTACCCTTGAACAACTTGTTGGTATAAAGCAACTTAGCATTCAATAGGTTAGTTTCTGCTAGAACGCCCTTCATGTACTTAACAGTACTTAGGGATTCTGCAAGTTGTTTCTTTAGAGCTTCGTTTTCTTCGTTGATAGCAACCAAAGCTTCTGCCATTTCTTCAGCGGTAACTCCGTCTTCTTCACCTTCAGCTACTGGAGAAGGAACTTGTCCCATTTCTGGAGCTGGTGCTGGAGCTGGAGCTGGAGCTGCTGCTTGCATTGGATCTACTGGTGCTGGAGCTGGTGCTGGAACAGCAGCTTCTTCTTCTTCTAGTTCTGCTAGAAGTTCATCCAAGCTAACTTCTTCCATGTCATCGGATGGTGCAGACATTTCATCGGCATCATCGCCTTCAGATACTTCACTTTCCAATTCAGCTAGAATTTCATCTAGTTCTTGGCTTGTTACTTCTGCACCTTCTTCTACTGCAGTTTCTTCTTCAAGTGTTACATCAAATTCTTGCTTTCCAGCAGGAGTTGTGTTTTTGTTTGCAGCGGGAGATGGTTTAGTTGGATGTTGCTTAGAAGCAATGTTACTATCATCTTTACCGATATTTGAAGATGCAAGCTTTTCATCGATCTTGCCTTCTTCTTCACCGGTTTCTTCTGCCATTTCTTCCTTGAGTTTGTCTGCGAACATTTCCTTCATGCTAGCAGCAAAATTTTCTTCAAGGAAAGTTTTTGCATTTGCCAAAGCTGTTTCACGTACAGCCTTTGCGTCTGCAATGCTTTCTTTTAATAGATCGCTCATAATTATATTTTGCCTTTCTTATTGTTATTTGTTGGTGAAGCTATTGAAGAACTCCAAAGAAGATAAATTGATATGACATCAAAGAATGATGTATTTGAATAATAAATATAATATAAAATGGAAATAAATAAAAATATTTTATATTTATTGATATATGCCTGCAAAATCGCAAAAACAAGCAAAACTTTTTAGACTAGTAAGAACTTTACAAAAAGGCGGAATTAAATCAAAAGAAGTATCTCCACAAGTTCGTAAAATGGCACGTACTATAAAACCAAGTAGTGTAAAAGATTTTACTAAAGTAAAAGAAATTATTCACAAATTAAAAGAAAATGAATATAGTTTGGGTAAAATTAAAAAAGTAAGCGGTATAAGTTTTAAAAAACATTTATCTAAACAAGTTGGAGTACCATTTGATCTAAAAGAATTACAAGTATTTCAAACCAAACAAAATGGATTTAGTGGATTTGGAAAAACAAAATTCAAAGAAAATAAAAGTACCAACGAAGTTTCTACAGAAGTCAATAGTAATGGTACCAATAAAAAATATGTGTTTAAAAAGTTGGTAGACAACGAAGATAAACAAAACAAATACGCTTGTATTATTCAAAGAACATTTCCAGATAAACCCGATAAAGAAATATTAGATCTATTAAGCAACAGTTTTGATAACGAAAATCTTGCAGAAAAAAGTAAAACGTTATCTGATTTCATCGACAGAATTAATACAACATTAGGATCAATGTAATATTATGCCATACAATTTCAATCCAAATTTTAATAGACACATGAATCAACCCAAGGATAATTACAAAAATATCAAAAGAAAAGGCGATGAGAATCCATATTCTAATCCAGACGTTCGTGCGATGAATAATAATTATAACAACCACAAAAGTCCAAAGTTGATTAATTTTTTAAACAACGATAACTTTGAGGAAGATATTAAAATATACAAGTTAGAAGATTTGGATCATCCAAACGGATGGAATTTTTCAGAGTTGGATATGTTAGGCGAGATGAATTTCAGAATCGACGATGACTATAAAATGTTCTCT